TATAATATAATCACATAGTTTTTTTAAAAACTACTAATTAAACTTTTTTTCTATAGATCTAAACACTTCGCCACCTTCGTCGGTCTTAAAGTAAGCTGCCATTGCAGAGTAAGGATTCTCATCAAACGGTACATTCATAAGCTTTCTGCCATTAGATGCCCAAGAAAATGTTCTTTGATCTTGCGACAAAGCCAATATACCTGCTTCCGTTGCCTTGATAGCTGTATTGCGTAATCCAACGTTTTCATCTTGAGCTAATTCTAAGAACAATTCAGGGTTTGCATTTGCAAATAACCTTAAATCTCTTTTAATTTCCTTAGACGATAGTTGGTTTACCGCACTACCCATTTCTACCCTAAGTATTGCCTCAGCATCGTCAATATCCATTTCTCTTGCGAATACCGCTGCATCTGTTTGTAAATCAAGCATTTCTAAATCGTCGTACGCTTCTTCTACTGGATCAAACTCTTCGTATATTCTGCCTTTTAAAGGGTGGTATAAAGATAGCAACTTTTGTAGGTTTTGTTTTTCTTTAGGTACTCTTAAGTCCCCATCCCTAAACATAATATGCCCCATCGTAGCTTCTCCATCTTGTTCTTCTTTGAACGGAGAATCGTGGTTGGTTGCATATCTAATTTCTTTTTGCTTCCCATTTATAGGATCAAAATAAAGTAAGGCGTGCTTTCGCGTGTGCTTACCTGGTATTGTTAAAGTTAAAGGAGTATGTCTACCTGTTAAGTAATATATCCTATCTTTAATTTCCCATTCTGGTTTAGCTGGTTTCAATTCTTCTTTAACTGGTATAACCTTTTCTTCTACTATTTCGGTTGGTACAAATACTTGTTCAACAACCTCTACTTCTTTTGCGGCTTTTTTAGCCACTGGTTTTTTATTTGCCATAATATAATATAATTTAATAGTTTAAAAGTAATAATTACCCCCGTTGATATAACGAGGGTAACAATTACATAATTTGAATCCTTAGATTCCTCTGAATAGTACAAAGTTGTTAGCTGCTTGAGTAATCAAACATCTTTCAGATAGGAAGTTTACTTCCATTGCATCAAGAGTCGAGTTACTTGCCCCACCAACAGATCCAGTTAACCAAGACTTCATTCTACGGTCATCAGTTTGAGAAGCTCTATATCGTACATGCAAAAATGGACGTCTGATATTTGTTCCTAATATTTGATCGTAAACAGTTGAAGTTCCAGCTGGTACTAATACACCTTCAATTGAATTAACTCCGTTGATTGCTCCACGAGTAGATGCATCATTTAAGTATTTCCAATCTGTTTTGTAAAAGTCATAAGATCCTCTACGGAATCCAGTGAATCCTAAGTTTAAAGCCATTTCAGAAGAGTTCTCGAATAAACCGTAAGCGGTTCCTCCTTGTGCTCCTCCAGAAATTGCAGCTAGCATATCATCAAAGTCCAAAGAAGTTTGACGTTGTAAAAACAACATGTTCTCTTCAATAGCCCCTTGAGTATCTAGGTTTTTAAGGATAGCGTCAAATTCAGTCAATCCTGCAGCAGCTGTAAATCCTGTCTCTACATTTCCTCTAGCTTGGATTGCAGCAAATAAACCTTGCGTTCCTGGCTGAGTTAATGGATTTAAAGTAGATGCATTTAATTCACCTTCTACCATTGACATTTCTAAGTAGTCTTCAAAACGTAAGCGTGTTTCAGATTCAGCTTTCAAATACCAGAGGTATCCGTCAGTTCCATCTTCAGTCGCTACATTCACCCATCCGATCTGTGCAGTATCTGATCCAGATACAACATACTGATCTCTAATGATGATCGGTGAGTTTGAAAATTGTGTTAGTACAGGATCAATACTGTTTCTTACAGCAGAGTTACCCGCTCCAACAGCGGCAATTGTTGTTCCTTTAGAATAGTCAGATCCGTAAACGAATACTTTTAATCCCGCAGCAGCAAAGCCTTGAGCAGTTAAAGTAGTACCCGCGAAAGGTTGAATAGTAATTGTTGCACCTGCGCCTGCACCTAGTACAGATGCCGTAACAATACCTTTAGCTTCTAATCCAGTAGCTGGATCTAAAACAACAACCGTGTCATTTACAGAAATTACGTTCTGTACTCCCGCTACAGCCCCTGGGTTCAATGTAATAACAGATAATGTACCTGCTCCATTGGCCTGAGATGCTCCTGCGTAAGAAATGTGTAAACGGTTTTGTTCAGACCAAATAACTTGATCAGACGTCATTGGCATTTCAGCGCCAACCATTTGTAAAAATCCAGATAACGTTCTGTTTCCATAACGCTCTACTTCTGCTTCGTAGATTTCTGGTAAATATTGCTGTGCAAAGTCAGCAAAGTTCCCTGGTACAGCCCCTGCTCCACCATTGTTGTTCCATTGTAAATAATTTGTCGCAAGTAATTGCGGCACTTGTGACGGGATTAAACTCCCAAACTGTGGTAATAAACTCATAGTTATTAGTTGTTAAACTTTTTAATTTTTAATTTTGATGAGTCCGCTCCAGAAACTGATTTTACTTTATATGCTCCAAACTTGGCGCCATCCATAGGCGCAGCTTTTCTTGCTCCCGTTGATGGATTTTTAGATTTAGATAGGATATCTCTAGTTGCGTCGGCTTTACCTTGCTCATAGAAATGATTTGCCATTTTATCGGCATTTGCTCCAGCATATAATGCTTTGTGATACCCTGCGGTATCTTTAATCGTGCCGTCTTCCCCAAGAAACTTCCCTATGAAGTTACTAATGTCTGACTGCTTTTCCGCTATTTGCGATGGGTTTTGTACGCTGTATTTAAACTTCTTGTCACCTAAACTGAAATCGAAACCTTCGAAATTTTCATTAAGTAACTCGTTTGTAACGGCTTTAAACTTCTCGTGCTTAGCTGCGTTTCTTTCCTGGTCCTCTTTATATCGATTAAAAAAGTCCGACGCTTTACTCTGATCCTCCGTAAGTGATGGCGACTTCAACTTGATGTCATCATAATACTTATCCTTGGTTTCATTTAAAAACGCACGGGCTTTTGCAACCTCTTCTTTATATGCGAGTTTTTTTCTACGGATATCTCGCTCCTCGTCTACGTCTTCGTCAAATGCAAAGTTGTCCTCGAGCATAAATTCGATTTCTTCTGCACTTAAATGTGACTTAGTGTTTTTGTAATACTCTTTTACTAATACATCACGATCTACATCGTCGTAATTGGTGTTTAATCTTACATAATCCTGTAAGGTACCTCCGGTTTCACGCATAAAGTCCACTAGCTTAGTTACATTTTCCGGTAACTCTGCAACTGGCGCGAGAGGCGTAGCGGGTGCTTCTGCTGGCTTTTCCGGCTTAGCAGGTTCACTGTCAACTACTTCTTCTATAACCCCATCTACCTTTTCTTCTGCTTCCAATTCAACATCTGCTGAAGGAGTTTCTTCTGGCGCGACAGGGGGGTCATTGGGTATTACTACCCGGGTTACATTGCTTGGGACATCAACTAGCGGCTCTTTATTTCTAGCAGCTATTTGCTCTTCCGTAAGCTTGGGTTTTGTTTGGATCTTAAAAGATCCTTCTGTTTTTTCACTCATGATATGATATTATATAATTAAAAAATACTTGTTTATTGTGGAAACACGTCGCCCATTCCCATTCCGCCCATGGCTTCTTGTCCTGCATTTTCAAAATTCTTAGGCGTGCCTCGGTTCTGTCTTTGCTCTATTAGTTCGCTTTGTTGGGTTCCTTCTTTTTCTATTCTTTTAGCTTTTGCGGCATCCGCGTTATCTTCTTTAGCCTTAGTTGCTTGTAAAGCGGCCTGAGCTAATTGCAAATCATACTGGAACTTAGTTGCCATTAATTCTTTTTTAATTTGCGCTTCGGTTTGCATTCTTTGCAACTCAAATTGTGATTTAGCCTGTTCTATAGCTACTTTTTCTGCCGTTAATGCTTGTTGTTTTTGTACTTCCGCCATAGCCGCTTTTTCGGACGCTTGCCCGTTTGCCTGCGCTTGCGCTTGTATGTTTTGTTGAACTAAAGCCTGCTCTCTTTTTTGTTTCTTTTTTCTTTTAACCTTTAGCATTTGATTAGCTAACTTAAGGTTTTTTATTGACTTAAGATCAATTGCGTCCTCAATATCAATTTCTTTTGTTTGCAGGGATATTTGTATTGCCTGCTGTAGCTCCGCTCTTTCTTCCTCGTCCGGTTCCATTTCTAAAAATATACCAAAATCGTGCAGATTAAGTCTCTCTATTTCTTTTAATGTTTCTACGTTAAACGTAGATATGCTATTCATTAAAGAGTTTTTAGTAAGCGGGAAGCTTAACACATCGGCTATTTTAAGCGAAATGTTTTCGCAAGTGCTTAGTGTTAATTGTATGCTAGCATCCTGTATATGCTTTGTAGCGGTATTTGAAGCGTTAGCTGCCATTTTTTGTAATCCGACTAAAGAGTTAGGATCCGGCATAGCGCCATCTCTTGCTTCATTTAATCCGGTTACATCTCTAATCATTTGCATGTTGTAATTATACGCTGTAATTAAAGATTGTATTTTACCAATTCCGGAAGAGCTTGATAATTCTTGTATAGGAACCTTACCCCTGTTCATGTCCCCTTCTTGTGTCATTGATCTACCAACAACTGAACCTGTTTGGAAATACATGTTTAATGCTTCCGCTGGATTATAATTTGTGCCATTACCTAGATCGACCTCTGCTAAGCCATCAATATCTAAAAATATCCCGTCAGGAACCATTCTAGATAGCACCTGTTGTATTTTTAAATGTGTTAATTGTATTACGTCGGCAAAGCCTATACACTTGCTTACAAGTGATTGTATTACCCCCTTGTACATTCTTGGAGCGGCTATGGAATAACTCATTTCTACCCTAGTCGTATCTGCCATTGGGCGAGTCATGTTCTCTGCTAGTTTCCATTCTAGCATAATGTCCGTGCCTACGATTTTTGCACCTTGGTACAGTACTTCAATTGACCTTGATACTCTTTCGAAGTTATCATTTGGCGGAGGATCAAATTCGTTTGTTTTTTCAATAGCCTTTTCAAGACCATTGTCTGTTCTTTTTATTTTAAACACCTGATCCGTATAAGTTTTATACTCAAAGTATAACACCTGTACGGTATTATAATCGTAGTTTTCAAAACCTCGTATCATTCTACGGTTGCCTGGCATTTTTTGAATTCTTTCTAGTTCCTCATCAGATATGTAAGGAAACTCTTTTTTAAGTTCAGGAATGGTTATAGATTTAACTTCACCTACATAATATATGTCCTCAAAGTTAGGGTCTTCCGTATAAGACCATACACAATAAGCTGGGTCTACGTAATCAACAACTATACCTTCTGCCGGGTTAAACGATGTTTTAGTTATACCTATACCAATATTAACCAAATCCTGATTTACTCTAGCTCTGGTCAAATGATATTCGTTTGTAGCGAGTACTGTATTGATAGCCTCTTCTTCCGCTATTTCAATCGCGGGCTTGTACTTCAGCTGCATGTGCAAGTCCCTTTCCTCCATAGAGTCCGGTAATTCCTCATCTGGAATACCTGTGGCACTTAAATCCATAGGAATTATTTCGCTTGCAACCTTTCTTGACTTTATGCTAACCATATCTCTTAGCAAGTTTTGCGCATAGTCCGTTCTTTGTTTTAAAGATTCCGGATCCTGCGAATATGCCGATATGTCATATTGCTTTTGGGTAATACCATTAGCCACAATGTTTGAAAACTTTGATAGTATAGGTACTGGCTTCCAATCTAAATTTAAGTAAGATAAATCGCCGTTAATAGCTAATTCATCTTTATATTTTTGAACGCTTTGCTCTCCTCTAGCATATAACCTAAGATTATGAAAGTTATTCCAGTTAGTTAGATATCTATTTGAACCCGCTCCCCCATAATTAAACCACTCTTGCTCAATAGCACGAGAAACCTGTAATCCGTATTC